GGTGTGACTACTGAATCTACTGAGGTTACTGCGACCATTGATGGTGACTTTGGCATTTCAGAGATGCAAAATGGTGTAACTGTTACACAAGAAGAGCACACTAAAGAATCTGCACCTAATAATCTTCACCTTCTATCATCTGCATTACTGTTTGTACTCCACTGGGTACTAGTTGGGTACTTCCTCACAGAACCACACATCAAGCGTTTAGCCAAATACGTCTACCGTTCAGCCCACAACCTATCTGTGACTCTAGCGGATGAAATCAGCTATAAGTTACACAATCTCATCTTAGACTACTGATAAGACTTACTACCAGCAACAAAACAGAGAGGATAGTTATGGTGTACAAACGCAAAACAAAAGACGTGTGGGAAGTACTAGGATGGTACTCATCATACTACGGTTGGGAATGTGTAAACACAGTAACAACTACTGAGTATGATGCAAGAGAGGCACTAAAAACCTACTGTGTTAATGAGAGTAAGGTTCCTTTCAAGTTGCGAAAGTACCGAGTAAGGGTTGACAACACAACAACACATGTGTAAGTATGACAATACTGCAAGAGGTAGAGGCAACACTCAATAGAGATATAATTGCCTACACAACCAGACACGACAGAGAATCCACACTAGTACGATTACAGGCAGTAGGAAAGGCATTGCACAAAGGTGTCTCTTACCACGTAATCAGCGCAGCAGCAGTAAACACTTACAACGATTGGAGAAGTAACTAATGTACAGCACACTAACTCAAGAAGAAATTGATAGAATTCAATTAACCATGTGCAACCATGGCGACGCGTACAGAATACTAAATTTCCCTGAGACTACTCCGGCCAGTATTGATAGTGTGTGTGAAGCACTAACATCTAACGAAGGTGCTATCCTGTTGTTAATAGGGGAGGCAGTGAAGTACCACGAAGATGTCCCATACTCTGCACTACGTAAGCAAGCAATGATTTGTGTGTACACATGGATTTGTGAATCATTTGAGTAAGACAACACGACAGCACAATGATAAACCCAAGAATACCACTGGCCATCATAATCACCTTGAATATGGCATTACCGAAATGCCCAAAGGATTCACCAGACAATCAGCCATTAAAAGGGTGTGTTTGCTTAACCCAAACTACACATGGAGATTGTCACCTCACTACAAGAGAAGAGCACATCAGAGTGTGTCCAGCCACAACTAGAAAACCAGAATGGGAGCCATTAGAGGATTAACCATGCTTGTAACCAATTACAAAATTAAACCGTATGCAGAGCTTCGAGGTGCAGACCTCAAAGGTGTGAACCTCAAAGGTGCAAACCTCGAAGGTGCAAACCTCGAAGGTGCAGACCTCAAAGGTGTAAACCTCAAAGGTGCAAACCTCAAAGGTGCAAACCTCAAAGGTGCAAACCTCGAAGGTGCAAACCTCGAAGGTGCAGAACTCAGAGGTGCAGACCTCAGAGGTGTAAACCTCAGAGGTGCAGACCTCGAAGGTGTAAACCTCAGAGGTGCAGACCTCAGAGACACAAACCTCTGGGGTGCAAACCTTACAGGTGCAAACCTCTGGGGTGCAAACCTTACAGGTGCAAACCTCTGGGACTGCTCTGGTAATAAACGAGAAATTTTATCCCTGCAAACTACACGATACACCGTCGTGTACACCAGCAAATTTATGAAGATTGGTTGTAAGAATTACACAACTAAACAGTGGTTTGAGTTCAGTGATGCAGAGATTGCGTGCATGGACGATGGAGCATTGGAGTGGTGGAAGAAACATAAAGAGTGGATTAAGATGTCAATCGAACTAAACCCAGCAGTTGACAGTAACAACTACCCACTGTAAAGTACAAGACAACACAACAACACATACAGAGCCAAAGCCAATGCAACTAGACATAAAAGACCTATCTCAACAACAACTAAACATTCTTGGTGTGTACTTACAATCAACCACTATCGAGAGACAGAAAGGTAAGGACTGGTACACCCAAGCAAGTCGTTATATCAGAGCAATCGCTGAACGATACAACTGTACTGAAGAAGCTATTGCTGGGGTAGTCGCTGCACTGTCGCCGAACACTAAATGGGAGAAGAACCTAGAAGCAGCAGAAAAGTTAGTTCACGCTTACACGTACGGGACACCACTACAAACCTTACGGTTACCCTGTTACAAAAAGAATGTGATGAAAGCATGGGACATTCTACATGGAGAGTCACCATTAAATGTTTTAGGTGGTCTAAAAGTACGTAGTTTCTACCTTTGCTTATCCAACACATCAATCTTTAATCAGCACGTTTGCATTGATGGACATGCTTATTGTGTCGCTCACGGACTACGGTTAGGTGTGAAACAAGTACCACGCGTAACACCTAACCTCTACTACTCATTGGCTGGTGATTACCAAATTGTAGCCAAGCTGTTACGGGCCAGACCTTGTGAGTTACAGGCTATCACTTGGCTTACTTGGAAACGTTTACACTCTGTCTAATGACCACATTACAACAAAGAGATGGTAAATACAATGGGACTTTACACCTGTTTGGATGACCCTTACATAGTAGGATTCGACGACTCTTCCTATGGGTATTGGGATTACACACAAGACTTCATTGAAGACGCTCTACGGGAAGAACATGAGAATCAATTAACACGTCGGTTGATGCTGCTCACTAATACATTGTGGAACTTGTACGTATGAAATACCCAGTACCTGTTATTGATTTAGCAGAAGTCCAATTTAAAGCAAAGCTCACTGCGAGAGCAGGACTAAAAGCAGAAGACAACGTACGTAAGTACCTCCGAAGTGTTGGACACCCAACAGTGGACAGCACGAAATTTGAAAACATGATGCTAGACATCGACTGCCATCATGCAATACTTCCAGTGAGAATCTCAATCAAATGTCAGAATGCGGGTGTGCACACTGGTAATCTCTGTTTTGAAACTCAACGGTTCAATATGCAAGCAGCATTTGACTACCATGAAACTCGTTACGAGACAGACCACCCGTTATATGACAAGCTTGACGCAGAATCTCACCCTAAATTCTGGCAGCCTTCTTGGTACGAGTACAGTGCGGCAGACTGGTACATTATCGCGGTTGGTGACACTTTGTACCGCATCAGATGTACCAAGTTGAAAGAGTACATCCGTCAGGTTGGTTGGTCGGACTACAAAGAACACCTCACAAAGCATCTCAAACTACAGCACTACGGAAGGAAGTACACCGATTACAAAATTGGTTTACTATCAATACAAGAACTACTACACAACAACGTAATGCACGTAGTGAGGCACTCATGGGCATAGACAGGCAGAGAAAACTAGGAGATTGTATTACCATCAAGCACGAGTACTTGTCGAGTGGGCAGTTATCCATTGAAGCAGCACTAGAAGTAAACATAGGCACACCATTACCAAAGGGTCATCAAATAGTCCATCTATGCGGCAACGAGAATTGCTGTAACCCATGGCACCTAGTCAACGATGTGGACAAACACCTGTTTAATATCCTGAATGACCCGGAGTACGTGTATGAGCATCCCACGGGAGAACAGAATATCAATTCTAAACTGACAGAGGAGGACGTTCTCCAGATTGCTAAGCTAATAAGAGCAGGGGTGTCTCAAAGACCCATAGCCAGACAGTTTAATACAAGCCAACAGGCTATCAGTAGTATTGCAACAGGTAGAACGTGGTCAGAAGTTACTGGTTTTACTAAACCTGACGCAGCAGATGCTTGGGAAAGACTACGACAAAGGTAATGGACTAACTTTGGACTAACCTATGTAGTGTCGTAGTACGAATGAACACACTATATATTAGGTTAGTCCAAAGACCAGCCTCATTTGAATTTTAAAACTCCATATTGGACTTCTGCGGGATACGCAGCAAACCTAAAATCTCAACCTCATCAAATCAGGCTTTAGAATTAACTTTCAAGGAATTACCATGATTACACCAATCACAGTACTAACACTTTGCCTAGCACCTGCATACACTGACAGCCTAGTTACATCACCGTATTACCTAAAATGTACAGAGTATGTTACACTAGAGCAAAATAATACACAGAAAAAATGGGCACAACCACAAGACAACACAACCACACCCGCAGAATCAGACATAGAGGAACTTCCAAAAAAACTACACCATATGGAATTCTTTCACACACCACACCCAAACACAACACGGTAGGACGTGAGGCTACACAACATCTACTAAATCTCTGGAGAAGTGGCGCAACCTTACGTGAGTCACAACAGAAGTTTGTTTGGAGGTGGTTTGATGACTACTGTATTTCAATCTTTGCTAAGAAGTTTAGGAAGACTACATTAAAAGCAAGGAACGAGGTATCCAACAACCCAGTTAAAGCGGACGCACATACTGACCGTGTTGTAACGTGCATGAATTTCTTTAAGGATAACAGACACAAGTCTATCGGTTGGTGTATGACTGCTTACCGTATCAGGTTTCATCTTTTTGAATCCCAACGCTACTTAGCAGACTTAGGTATCAAAGTCAAAGGTGTACAATCCTCTGAGAATATTTTGTATTCTCATTTGTTAAAGATTGTCAGACAAAACTACACACAACTGGGTACAGTCAGCTCCGAATTTCTCTTCTGGTCTTACCTATCAGAACTAGAAAAACCAGTACAGCAAGGTGTATTGTACGACCGTATTAGTAGGCAATGCAATGAGTTAGCACAAGCACTAGCAGTGAGGTACCCAGTAAGAAGTATGGATGAAGGACTTCAGCTTTACACAACGCGTATGCTAGGATTACCACACAACAACAAAGAAGTAGAGGATTAACCATGACCATCACTCTTAAGACACTACCAACAGTGACAGCGCAGGAAGTCTTCGACCATGTAACGAAACATCTGCTTACGCAGAATGAAAAGTCAATGATAGCAGGCGTTAACAGTGTCATCCGTAAATGTGCATATCGTGGTGTGGGTGGAACATCATGCGCTGCTGGTTGTCTGATAGGTGACGATGAGTACAACATAGATTTTGAGTATAGGAGTTGGTCTGTTTTGGTTGGGTGTGAAGAAGTACCTCCAAATCATGAGGTACTTATACAAAATTTACAACGGATTCATGATAATTCACCTACTGCTGAGTGGTGTGGTAGATTGCGTCAACTCGCAGCCCATTACAACTTGAACTTTACCTTTTGTGAAGAGGGTGTGGCATGGTGAGTACTAAAATTGACCTTGTTCTGTACCGTGCTGCATACTATGCAGGTGCACCCATCAATCGAAACACCATAGAGACTCTCGTTGTTAGGTACTTATCTGAGCTAATTGGTGCAGATTACAATGGCTACACACACGCAGGCCTAAAACTACAGAGTAGTACTGAGACATACCATGTAGAGTTATGTGAAGATGGTGTATGCGCTTGGTCATACTTGTTAGATTATGCAGACTACATTGAGCGAGTGTTGCATATTCCTTTACATGTCGGTAGCATACACCAACATGAGGAGTACGTTACGTATGACAAGTGGGCTGTGACTAACAAAGCATTACTTCAAAAGTTACTAGGTACACCTGTGACAGGGTTTATCTGTACTGATTACCCCGAACACGTTATCTTTGGTAGTGTTTCTCATCTATCTACACGAGAGTTAGTTGACCGTTGTATGTGCGATGGTGTTGTTGATGTGCAGGAGTTAGTCGAGAGGTCACGTAAACAATGTCTGAGTTTCTCTACCACACCGAATGTACCAAATGTGGGTCAAGTGACAATGTGGCAGTTTATGTTCATGGGAGTGGTTTCTGCTTTGGGTGCAGGGCATCTTATCCGGAAGGTTCCTTTTCGGTGGTAGGATACAAGACAACAAGACAACGTAAACAACGAGGTAGCAGAATGACATACTCCAAACCAGAAGGACTAACAGTAATCGACAGCAAAAATCGGGGCATCTTGCCTGAAACGTTTGCTAAGTATGGTTGTGGTATTACTCAGCAAGGTGATTTGTACTTGCCTTATTACTCTATCGATGGTCGTTTAATCGGTGCAAAGATTAAGAAGCAGGGTGTGAAGGATTTCCGCTTTGAAGGTGACAGCAGTGAAGTTGCATTGTTCGGTGTGCAGACAGCAAACGGTAACAGACACATCATTATTACTGAGGGAGAACTAGACGCCTTAGCAGCAAATCAAATGACTGGTTACCCTGCTGTTTCTGTACCTCATGGTGCTGACAGTGCGGTCAAGCACTGCAAGAAGTGTCTTAAGTTTCTTGAGTCCTTCGAGAATATCTACGTTGTAATGGATAACGATGAACCAGGACAACGCGCACAAGAAAAGCTAATGCAGCTGTTCAAGCCAGGAAAGGCGCGTGCTGTGACACTCCCAATGGGACAGAAAGACTCTAATGACATGCTTGTTTCTGGACAATCACAACTGTTTAAGAACCAGTTATTCGCTGGTAGGTTCTACCTTCCCGTTGGTATCACCACTAAGGATGACCTAGTTAATCGGGCAGTAGACCTATACATCAACCGGGATAAATTAGTTGGGTTACCTACTGGGTACACTGGATTAGATACGTTGGTTGGTGGGTGGAGACCAGGGGAACTGCACGTAGTAGCAGCGGGTACTGGTATCGGTAAATCGTCCCTTGTACGAAACCTAGCCTACCGCTACTCACCTGTTGGTAAGGTACTGTACATTCCACTTGAAGACATGGTAGAAGTGTCCTCGCTACTGTTTGCTGAGATGCGGCTAGGATGCTCTCTGGTGAGACAGAACTCAGTAGATAATGAAACACTACAGAGTACGTTATCTGATGTGTTAGAGAACATCCTCGTGTATGACCAGAGAGGGTCTGTTGGTGTTGACGAATTGTGTGATGCTATCAGTTATGTAGTTCGTGAGCATGACGTTAAGTTTGTTGTTCTCGACCATATCACAGCAATGGCAGATGGGTTAGATTTAGATGAACGCAAAGCACTCGATGCTTGTATGAAACGACTCAAGTTTGATATTGCCTCTGCCTTATCTGTTACGGTTGTTGTTGTCTCACATCTTAGTCGTGATTCATCGGATAAGGAGGATAACATCCCTAATCTCAGTCGCCTAAAGGGTGCTTCATCCATTGCACAGTATGCAGATACAGTATTTGGTGTGTCTCGTAAGCGTGACTCTTCACTGATGACAATCAAAACATTAAAAGGTAATCGAGTGTGGGGTCAGTGGGGTGAGTTTACATTAGAATGGTGTGAGACAACACGACAACTTGTAGAATGTAGCCAGCAATTAGATGACACATCGGAGTTACTAGATGACACAGAAGATAGTACGCTACCGTTCCAACTTCGAGAAGGAGATAGCACAACAATACCCACAGTTGGAGTACGAGAGTCTGAGCTTAGGATACAAACTACCTCAGACACCTCACTACTACAAGACGGATTGGAGAGTTCCAGCGACGGGATTACTAATCGAGTCCAAGGGTCTCCTGACAGTGGAAGACCGGAAGAAGATGGTGTTAGTACAATCACAAAATCCAGAAAGCGTAATCGCACTCCTCTTCCAGCGTAATCAAAGGTTGACGAAATCAAAGAATTCCAAAACCTATGTTGAGTGGGCCATTAGGTACAACTTCCCTGTTGCTATTGGTATCATTCCTGATGAATGGTTTCAGCTTCCTAGAACAGCAGTACATCACTACGCAGTAAACGAACCAACAAGGTGGTTAGATGAGCGGACAAAAGCAAAAACAAGAATCCTCAGACAGTGAGCTTGAGCAACGGCGTCAGCAATTAGCGGAACAACAAGAACAACAAGCACTTGAAGCACAGAAAGCGTACCACAAACCACGGAGTTAGTTATGAGTAGTTTGATTAAGGTTAGTACCCTGGAACTTCTTGCTGAATTAAGTGGTAGGTGTAAACATAGAGAAGAAACAATTGACATTCTGAAAAAACAAGTGGATGAGGGAGGCTACCCAGACTACAAAGCTGCGTTCGAGCAATTAAAAGAAGAAACTAACCAGTTACGGATTTTGTATCACCAAGAGCAGTCATACCGAGAAGTTGCACAAGCAGACCTTTTACGAGAAGCAGAGAAATACAAGACGCTGCATGCTTTGTACGTTGAAGAACTCACCAATAAGCATTACTATAAATCCCGGCTGACGGGTATCCTAGAGCTTGTTCGTCCATTACTTTAGTACTGAGAGTACACATGCTTGACCTAACTAAACCAGTTCTAGTGGTTGACCTAGAAACTAATAACTTAGACGGTGACATCATTTGGTGTGTTGGCTGGTGTAATGAGGCTGGTGAGTCTGGTGTAATGACACCGGAAGAGTTGACAAATGAACTGTTGGAGACATACACACTAATCTTTCATAATGCAGCTTTCGATGTAAAGGTGCTACGTAAACATGGCTACTATGTACCCTCTGCTAGCTACTACGACACTCTTGTCATGTCATATGTGTGGGAACCTGGCTTAGAAGGTGGGCATAGTCTAGAAGCATGGGGTGAAAGATTAGGTTTTCCCAAAGGAGAACATAACGATTGGTCACAGCTATCGGATGAGATGCGTACTTACTGCAAGCGTGATTGTGAACTGACTATGGGACTATTCCTACACCTAAGAGAGAAGTTACTCCATGATGTCAAGGCATGGGACTTACTACGCCAAGTAGAGTTGCCATTCATCGAAGTTATCCTTGAGATGGAGTGCAACGGATTTTACTTTGACAACACGACAGCAGAGAGTTTACTCACTCAATGGTCAGCCTCTCGTCATGCGTTAGAGCAGGATAATCTGTCTTCTATCCTTGTGCCAGGAAAGGAAAAACTGTACGCTAAAGGTTTGTTTAAGCGTAGTGGTGTTGTGATGTATGACCATTGTACTTTAGAAGAATTCAATGCTAACAGTGGTAACCACAAGCAGTGGTTACTCTACGAAAAACACAAACTGAAAGTACCTAAGTACACTAAATCGGGTCAGCCATCCACTGATGATGAATCACTGTCTTTACTAGCAGAGAAGTTACCTATTGCGAAAACACTGTCAGAGATAGCAACATACACCAAGCATATTGGTATGGTTCAGGGCTACCGTGAACGATTAGACGGTCGCAAGTTGTGTGGTTCCTTTAACCAGTGCATCACGCTAACAGGTAGATTATCTTCCACCAATCCAAATCTACAGAATATCCCTACCCGTGGTGATATGGGACAAGAGATTCGTAAACTCTTCTACGCACCAGAAGATACTGGACTGTCTATTGTTGGTATTGACCTCAGTAATATTGAAGGACGTGTCCTCGCTCACTACCTTAGTAAGGTTGAAGGTGATACTCGTATGGCTGACACGTTCGCTGCTGGTGTAGACTTCCACCAAGCTAACGCGGATGCTTGGCAAGTTACACGTAATGAGGCTAAGACTCTACTGTATGCCTGCTTATACGGTGCAGGTGACATTAAACTAGGCAACGGCGATAAACAACGTGGTAAGGAGTTGCGTGACAAACTAGACAAGAATATGCCAGCTCTACAACGACTAAAAGAGAAGGTGTGGGCTACTTGCAAACAACGTGGGTATATCTACACAGCATTTGGGAGACGTTTAGTATATCGTGGTATGCAATCAGCAGACAGAGGAGAAGTAGCCAGAGCACAACGTCAAGTATTTAATGCTATGCTTCAAGGTACTGCTGCTGATGTGCTAAAGATATTGGTGCTAGGTGCTTTACAAGATATTAATAAGTCGTGGGTTGACGCTTGGTTGATTGCAAACGTTCATGATGAAGCGCTGTTTTACTGCTACACAGAAGATGCAGAAGACTTGTGCTACATACTTAATCATCGGTTCAAGCAACCATTACTGTCCCATTGTCCTATTGAAGGTACTGCCAAAGTAGGAAAGACATGGTATGATGTTCACTAAGACCACACAACAACATGGATGAGTTAGAAAATGGTGAACAACAGGAGTCCATAGAACCAACCTACGTTGACCTATACGTGGCTGCTGTTGCGCAAGAAGATGAAGAAGCACTGGAAGATTTACTAACTTTCGCTGCACTATTTCAAGACATGGAGGAACCTCAAGATGGTTAAAGTAAAGCAAAAGACTAAGAGTATTGGTGGTTCTTACGAAACAGAACGTACTGAGTACCTAAGTGTAATGTCTGAAGTTGGCGCACAGAAAGTAGCCAAAGAACTGACTGCTGAGTTAATCAGTGAAGTCAGAGATGAAGTTCTACCCAAAGACGGGGTTGCCTATGGCACCTTCAGCCTTGAATTCTCAACACATGTAGTTACTAATGAAGGGCAACATGATTATGTAGGCGTAATACGGGAATTCCACGACTTCTCTGGGGATGCTTCTGTTACGTATAGACTGAAGGTGGTCTACCAATTTAAGGTCTTGGCTTGACAACACGACAACAAATAGGGTATAACTTTAATCATGGGAAATGATGAACAGATGGAATTACCAGTAGAGATTTATAATCCTACTGATGAGTAAAATGATAGTTGTATCGGCCCGTACACAGGAGGGTAATTATGGATGAGTACGTGACACAAGGTGAACCAGATAATTACACTGCAAGTGATTACGACCCAAGCCTAGACCCAGATTCAGCACAAAACCAAGGAGTTAACTAATGGTGACTAAAGCACAACAGCAAGTAGACCCAACGCAGACAGACCAAAAACCCAATCTTTATCAACGCATCTACCGGGCACGACAGCACTTCACACCTATTGTGAAGAACAAGGTTAACCCACACTTCAAAAATAAGTTTGCTGACCTAGACTCTGTGGTCTCCGCAGTTGAGCAAGCCTTGACTGATGAAGGTGTTTTAATTGTAGGATTAGCGCAACCATCGACAGCGGACTCCTGGTTAGTTGGTATCCGTTTGGTAAACATTGATAACCCAGAAGACAGCACGGCGCAGTTCATCCCCTGTAACACATTTGATGCACAAAAACAGGGTGCAGCCATCACGTACGCACGCCGTTATCTGCTGTGTCTAATGCTTAACTTGTTGGCTGAGGACGACGACGATGTTAACTCTGTTTCCGGGAATCTATCTACTAACGGAACTGGTAGCACAACAGCAGTACGTGTACCGTCACCCACTACCGATTGGTAGACACATTGGTAAAATCAGTCTCAATTACAAAGAGGAAACCTCAATGAAACTTGAAATCACTAAAGTGCCATCAGGAGCAGACAACCTAGAGTATAGACTCGATGGTGTAAAATTCTACAGGGGGTACAGATTATCACGTAAACTAACACACACAGATACGGAGACTGGTTGGGGTATGTGTGACAGAGTGGGGAGTAATGTATCCTCACCACGAGTGAAGGATACAGTAGAGGTGTGCAGAAGCAAACCTCTTGACCTTAGCAACCCACACCAAGTAATGGAAGTGTTGTTAGAGCGGGTAACTTTGGTAAACAAAGCATTCACAGAGTTAGAAGGGAATAAAAAGAACACAGCTATTGGCTATTTCGCGTAAGACAACATAACAACACACACAAGGTGACACTATTATGACAGACAATAAAAACATTAATCGTGGTGGTCTTTGGGCTAGTCAAGGTGGTCAGAACTACTATGGGCGTCTGGACATTAATGGTACAGAATACCTAGCGAAGTTGTGGAAACTGGAAGGTGGTAAAGGATTACTTGTACTTTCTGGCGAAGGGCCACGATGTGGTGAGCAGACTATCCTATACCCATCTGATGCTAGTAGCAAAACTATTCTCCGTGGTACTGTTGGTACTAAAGAGAACAAGGAAGGCTGGGTCAATGTATTTAAGAGTGACTCCAGCAACGAGAAAGCGCCTGTTCTGAATCTTACGTTCAAACCAATGATTGGAGAAAACCAAAGTAATGCCACAGTCTCTACTGATTTCTAATCAGCAGGCACCAGACAACTGTGACTATTACACCTTAGACGGTGAGCTAATCACTAGCAGTGGATTCATTGTTGGTGATTGGCTTAACCCAAACACAGTAGGCTTACGCTACAGAAATGTATCATCAGTGGAGGCAGCACATGTAGTGACTTCTGTGATTAATGACTTCTGTCACTGGTGTGAGTCTGATGTTATGAAAGGTGTTAACGCAGTTGGTGTGTGCCATGTATCTACAACAGAATGCCTTGTTGCACCTTGCTACTGGTGTGGTGGTAATGAAAGTTTAGCAAAGTACTTAGCGGCGGAGACACCAGGAGGGGACTATGCAAGAGTTAATTGAGTGGACATATGAGGATATGGCTGCTTGTGATGCGCTTGTTCAATGGGGAGCTGTTGAAAACACAAAGCAGACTCTGCATGAGCTAGTCACAAATGAGGCAGTACACACCAATAAACAAGGAGGTAAGCAATCATTTACGCCAGCACGTTTTGACTTACTACCGCCGGAAGCAATTGCGCAAATGGCATTAGTTTTAGGCCAAGGTGCAAAGAAGTATGGTGAAGAAAATTGGCGGTTGATTGGTACACCAGACCATGTGAACCATGCGTTGCAACATATCTTTAGTTGGTTGGCGTCAGGGGAGATAGAAGACTTGGCCCACGCAATGTGTCGTGTATCCTTTGCAGTTGAGTTGGAAACTCTCGCACAATTTAAGGAGAAACAATGATGATTCAGGAAATGTTGTTGCTGGTACTACTAATCTTTTACGGTGTAGCTGGTAGTTGTTACTGTAATATCACTTACATGGGTCTTCATGAACTGTATTGTGAGTGTGGTGTAAGACGTAAGAGAGCACTAACTAGAATCTCCTGGGTTATCTTCAGTATCTTTTGTTTAGTTTTCTCTTTCTTTCTCTGGCCTCTTGTACTGGTGATTTGTTTATGGTAGACCTCACTGAATTCGGCGCAACATTGACACATCACCTAACCAGTAACGCCTACGAAGTGAACCAGACAAAGTTTTTTGATTCGTACATTCAAAGAATGGAGGAAGTACTTTCTTTGATAAGTCATAAACAAGCTAGTACTGGTTTGCGAATCTCTCAACTAGGCAAACCTGCTGTGCTGCAAGCATGTTCTCTCATACCAGAAGACATGACACGTCACGGTTTTAATGTGGAAGATAGTTTTGTTAACAACGCAAAAATGTTGGAACTTGTGCACCGTGGTAACCAGTGGGAGGCTTGGGCTGCTTCTATGTTAGAAGCCTGTGGACACGACATTGACCTAGAACAGTACGCTGTAAGTTACATGGGTATTCCTGGTCACATTGACTTTACCTGTGATGGTGTTCTAGTAGAGGTGAAAACAATGTCACCTCGGTACTTCCAGCAGTTCACTCGTAAACCAGATGATGACCGTGGGTACATAACACAGCTTGCTTGTTACGCAGACTATACGGGATTACCTGCTGTTTGGTTGTGTTTAGACAAAGGTTCTCATAATGTAGCAGTGGTACCTTTAGACAACGCAGGTGACTACAGACTATCTTGCCTTGATAGAGTTACACGAATCGTCCCAAAGCTACAGTCAGTGACCTGCTTAGAGGATGTGTACAACTTATTTAGTCCTCCTCCTGGTGTACCTGAAATGTACAAAAAAGAACCCACAGGTAAATTGAAAGTTCCACCATCAATGCAGTACAGTAACTTGCGTGGTTTATTCTACAACCTTGAGTACACAGACAACGGGTATGGTAGGCCCACTGAGTACATTGACAGTGTACACAACTACGCTTCTATGGTGTCTTACACATCTCTGTTACGATAAGCGCTTAAGACTAAATACCATTGGTCGTGTACTATCAGCAACCACAGTGGGGGATACACCTGCTGTGGTTATCTGTAGTCTGTATGTCTTTCCAGACAGAAGTAGTAGAGGGTATACTATACTTCCCGCTGATGCGTTGGCAGAGAGTCCCATTAAGTAACCAATAGTTTCACTAGTACTGTCCGTGACATTCAGAACACTGACAGTTGTGTAACCATTTAACCCTGAAGTTGCGCCAACGTTTCCACTAAATACAGCTTCGTACACACCACCGACAGGTACAGCAAAATCACCTGTACCATTATTATACAGATTACTCGGGTCATCTAGTTCATTAGTAAACACAATTGTTGTTGGTGTGTTTTGTACTAACGTCTGTGTAGATATACGTCGAACAGTGAACACAGGTCGAACATTAGCTGTGCTCTCTAGTGTAGTGACACGATTTGTCAATGTGTTTACATTAGTCTGGGTTACGCTAAGTGTTGTTGATAGATTACCAATAGTTACAGCTTGATTGTTGACTGTGCCACTTAGATTAGTTACAAGCGTACCGACAGTAGTAATATTATTGACGTTAGTCTGTATTGCTGCATCAACGGAAGCAAACTTATTGTACACAGCTTGTCTGGAGGACACACCTTGTGTGTCAGTAGACCAGTCTGAGCCATAGGGTTGATTGTTAACTACTGTGTTACCCGCACCAATAAACCCACCTAAATAGTTGTACCCAAAAGCCTCTACTTCCTCTAGTCTGCGGTAAAGTCTATCCACTTCGTCAGACCAATCATTTGACGAGATGCGGCGACTGTAGCTAATAACGTGCTTCTGTACTGCTGGTGTTTTACGTCGAAGAATTACACTCTCACTGACTAGTGAGGGGCCAGTGTACGTGATAGATGTGGTTGATGTTTTTGTGTAGTTAGTATTTGGGACTACATTTCCACCAATGATTACTATAAAGTCCTTCGATGCTAAATCTTGACTAAGATTCATCGCTGAGACATTGATACTAAGGGTTGTACCATTTATGATTGTTTGTACTTGTTGAGTTGGCATTGGTTAATTAGTACAGACGAATGTTGTATGATAGTGGTGTGATAGTGGATACTTGTGAGTCCCCTTTGGAAGTGAAGAGCAGTAGTGTTTCACCTGGCGTACAGTCGTAGATGAATTTTTGGTAAACTCGCGTGCTAGATGACAATCCATACACGTAGTGGTACTCGTACTCTGCGTTGTGTACACCAAGAACAAGAATATTTGTACCAGCTAACACTGGTACATTTAGTTGTAACGCAATACTAGCCTCCAGCAACCCAGGTCTATTCGCTGTTACTGTAATTCCATCAAATGTTAGGTCATTATTGACAACTGGTGTACCTGAAATGTACGCACCAGTTGGGTTTGTGATGGGGGTGAGTCCACTTACATTAATCTCACTTAGTAATATAGACTGCTTAAATCCTTTACCAGTTGTATTGGAAAGGGTTAGGTAATCCTGTTGTGGGGTAATTGGAAAATCAGACATATTAACGTAGTTGCTCTAATGCTCTGTTTGCTGTACTAAAATCTTTCTTTCTATTACCCCTACCTTTCCCACGCTTCTTCTCAAACTGTGGTTTCAGTCCTCTCTTACCCAACCAATCCTCGGAACTTTGTCTACCTTCTTCAATTTCTTTAGCCATTGCCAGCGCTGTGATGTACTGCTTGTACAGTTCTGTGTGTTTCTCCGTACCTACTTGTGTATTCTTTAGCGCAGAGTTGAGAGACTTGGCGTACTCCTTCATGTCCTTGGCAGCAAACGAAAGTTCAGTTTCAGTAAACTGCATACCTCTAGCAACGTTTACAGTATTCACTGTCAGTCCACTAGCACGTAGTGCAGATACCCACCCAAACTCACCTCTTGACTCATCTACGTCTGCGTCACTGTCACTACGGTCTACCCCAAAGATGCTCTGTTTAGCTTGTCGTGTAACATTTCCTTTTGCATCCTTTTGCTCACGTAACCCAAAGATTTCTCCTGGGTTCAACTGGTTAAGTTGGGACACCGATGGTAAGGAGTTCTCGACCAAAAACTTAACAAGAGGTGCATGTTTTCCAGGAATCTCAACACCAAGCAGAGACGTTGTTTTACCTGGTTTAGACTGTAGACTTCTTCCTAAGGAATCTTTACCACTAATGGTTCCTAGTATAGCTTTCATCGGCCCACCGGATTGTTCCATAAGTAGGTCAATGAAAGGAAGAGTGTGGTTCTTAGGGTCACTCTGCTTTAATTTATCACGAAAGTTCCCAGGGTAATACCCGAGTGAACGCTCTATAGAGTTGTTCAAACCAACTAAGGTCTTACTTGCGTCAGCAATTGGGTCAAAGCTAGTAAATGGAATGTTGAACCATGTGTCAGCTTTAGTTGGGTGCTTGAAGTACACCTGCCCGAAGCCTTGCATCCACGGTGCGAACCCTCCTTCAGGTGCATCTTCTTTAGCGTTACGTGCCTCTTGATTCATGAGAGCGTAAAGACGCTGGTAAGCCATAAACTGTGCTGGGTTTCTCATAGCGTTACGTACTTGCGCAGGTACATTACGAGACTGGTACACCCAGAACGGGATGAGATTTTGGCGGAACAGCTTATCACCCACACCGACATCGGAGTAATCAAAGAAGTAGTTGTGTGCGTGGTCTATGGCATCCTCGACCGTCATGAAGTGGTAGCGCTTACCATTCGTCGCAAACTGCCCTACTGCGTTCATAGCCCCATCCCGTAGAGTTGAGCGGTAATGCGCAATCTTAAACGCATTTTCCATAAACACAGCAGCAGACATTAGACGACCGGACTGCTCTGCACTGAACTTGTAGATTAAGTTGGTACCGTACTCTACAGCCTGCCACTCAACTTTTCCATCTACCATTTTAGGGAACACACCGTTACCATCAATGATAGACTTCCAGTAACCTAATGCTCTAGCAGTATTAGCAGGATTTAGTGCTGAAAATGTCTCATTACTCTTAAAGCCTCCAGTACCAGCAATGTTAGCAGCAATGTTAGAACCAATCTCACCACGCTCTACTAACTTAACAATCATTTCTCGCTCAGTCATTGTACCGTTAGCAAAAATCTTCTTTGTGTTGTCGTATACTTCGTACCCAACCTTTTGGAACTGGATGTACTTATACGTATCAGGGATAATGTTAGCTAAATTGGTACCACCCATAACGGAAGACGTAAACAACTGGTAGACCTGACGACCTAACATACCAGTGGTACCAAGCACTTGGTTCTTAAACAACTTGAACATATACTGCCAAGTAGCGGCAAAACTACCCATAGTAAATGGGTCAGTCGTCACCTCAAGAATTGCTAAGTACTGGTCAACCACCATAGGGTGTAAGTAGATGTCATCAGCACCAGGGATAGACTCAGTAACACCAAACTTTTTCAACACATTCTTATCCAACTGCACATAAGAACCGTACTCCGTAGGGTTACTGCTGCGCATAGAAGATGTCACTCCCCAACCATTCTGTACAGCATCACGGTACATAGTCTGGGTCATCATTGAATTACCTATCTGCTGTTTGAGCTGGTTAGCTGCATGTTCATACGCACGAATAGGGTCAGTGACTAGCAGTTCTTCCACACCCTTGTATGGTGTCTTGTACTTTTGGATGAAGAAATCATAGAACTGCTCTGAGTGCATTGGTAGCTTAGACAATACACCAGAGTCTACGAGAGTGTCTAAAGTGGCATCAGGTAGTTGTGCTAGTTCACGCTTCAACACATTCTCATCCATCATCACAGGATTTAGTGCTTCTCGTGCTTGGTTAAGAACCTCGTCCAGTTGTGCTTGTGCTGCTGCGACTTCATCTTTGCTAGGTAGTTTCTTCACTGCATTGATAGCCTTCTGCCGTGCTGCTTTCTTCCCTTCGTATTCAGCACCGACACGGTCAGCTAGTTTACGTGCTTCCTGTAATTGTTCTTCAATCGATGGTTTTGCTGCAAGGTTCTGGTCAATCGTTGCAATAAGGTCAAGTTGTTCTTGCTTTTGATTCTTCAAACTCTCCAACAATTGTGGTAGCTGCTGTAACCTTTCCTCAACCTTAGTTGGTGCAAACATCTGACCTTCTAGTGAGTCAGGACTGAGCTTATCTAATTCTTCCGCAGTTCGTTTAATACGATTATCTAAACCTCTAACAACACGTTCGACACGTTTACGTTGCTTACCTTGTTCTAGCAGTTCATCATACTTAGTCTGTAGTACAGTGACTGCATCTGTAGCCTGCGTCCTTGCACGCTTCGCTAGACTGCTCTGTTTACTAGCAGTCGTTGCGTTACCCACAACTGTGTCACGTCGCAAGCCACGTTTGACAGTTTTCTTAGCACTATCTGCTGTACTCTTAGTACCGTCATCTAACAAACCAAGTACGTGTGCCATAATAAGTTCATCTTCTACAATGAACTCATCTGTGTTTCGTGACTTCTGAAATGCTGCCTCTAAACCCAGAGACGGGTTCGCTGCCCAACGAGACACTACATCCTTGTCCGCGTGTCTCACTACAAACTTAGCATCATCTGAGAATACACGAGGAAAGTAACCCATGTTCTCTAGTGCTTCTGTGGGAACACCGTATGCATTGGCAAGTACGTACAGTTCATCAAATGCTGTGCGACCTTGGTCAACAATTCGTAGTAGTTCGTCCACCCCTTCTTCAGACAGGCCTAAGTCCATTACACGCTGTCTTGCTTTCTCTGCTTGTTTCTCTGCACGCTTAATAGCGTTACTACCCATAGTAGCTGTGTTTATGTTACGCTCACGTTGACCAACTTCGATGAGATGTTGTATTAGCTGACCACGCTTACGTTTACTCATACGAACACCGGCACGGTTTAGGGTGGTATTAACTTCCTTGACCATATTTTCGAGTGCTTTCACACCGTAAAACTTAGCAAACGCATCTGTTTGGTCTGTTGTGTAAAAAGGGAGAATATCTGGGACAGCCACCCCTGCCATTTGTGCCCGTCTTAGTTGGTCACGGACTTGCTTTGGTGCTTGTTTCTTTGACGCAAGACTAGGAAAATGCCGAGCCAACCACTGCTGATACCGCGTACCTGATTTTGGGTCAATCATCAGGTTCTTCGCAGCAATTAGCTCAAACACATTCCTGTCAACCGTCTCAAGTAGTGCCTGATACTGAATTACACCAGCACCCATAGCCTCTAAGTCCATTTCAGTAAGGTTACCCATCTTGCGAAGCAGCTCCCACTGTGTCTTGACTTCTCGTGAAGCAGAGTAGTCAGGGTCTGTAGGCGTGTGTACAGGTGGTTCTACTGGAGTGAAGTTACAGACAGCTTGGGTGTTCATCGTTTTGTTTTAACAGTGTGTCAGTTTCTTTCCCTACTTGCTCTGCTGCCTCTTCTTGTACAGCAAGGGTTTTAGCTACTTTGTCACTGACTAGCATAGCTTCCAGTTCTTCCTCATTACGCATCAACTGTTCTAACGCAATATCATTATCACGTAGTGCCTTATCCAGAAGGCTCATTAGCTCATCTACGTATGACTCAGCAGCTTCAATTACCGTAGCAAGACGAAAAGTGTCACGACTAGATGAAAACAACTTACTACCTGATAGTCCCTCAACATTGACTCGTGCTAGTGCCTTAGAGTAATACGGTGTTTCTGGTAACTCAATAGATTTGCCAATTTGTTCAATTAACTCTGGGTCAAGTATGTTAACGCCATGCTTAAAAGTGATTGCATCATAACCTAATCCGAGTAGCCCATCACTGACAGACACCTCAAACGCTCTGAACTTTGCCTCTGGGATTGGTGTGGTTGGAAACTTTCTTCCCCAAACAGCGGTCAGGTCATCCCAGAAAACACCGAGAGGCGCTTCATCTACCCTATCAGTCCACCAATTGAGTAGCTTGCTGACCTCTTCAGTGTCAAACGACTGCTCAATAGCCCGCCTAAAAACGTCAATAACATTCGAGTCAGGGTACAACTCACCATTCAAAGGATTCCGTACATCAGGAATAGCTACTTTAGTGACGAGGCCATTCTCGTTTGGCGTAAGACCTACATCTAAATGATTATCAGTGAGTAGTGCCCTCGCCACGTTCTCTGCATCAGTACCTTCTCGGTAGACATAGTGCCCCAATCCAACCACATTACGAGTAGGTAATATTGCTTCAGGGCCATACTGTAGAGCATCATCAAAGGATGAACCAAACCAGTAGACCTGATTATTGATTGTACTACCATACTCTGTCAAAGGTCTTGCGGGTAATGCTTTTTTAGTTATTCGTTTTGTGGAAAGAACCTGTTCAGAAACAGTCCCAAGTTCATACGTACCAACATCTAGAGGCTGTGGTTCGATGTTCGGTTTTTTACGTAGCATGTCATTCAGTTCGTCAAGAGTTTCACGTACTGCTTCAATCTCTAAGTTAATGTCACGTATGCGTTGTGTAGTATCAGCAACCGTTTGCTCACCCTCATACACCAATCGTGCTAACTTTTCAGTCTCTGATGTGTCTGGCTTACTTGGTAAAGAAGAAAAATACTTCTGAACCTTGCGTGCTTCTTGTGGGTCAGCTTCCTCTAGTAACTGTTTTGCTAATAATACTTCATCATATCGTTTCTGTAGGACTGTTAAATCACTGACATCTGTTTGGAGTGACTCTAACAAAACGTCCTTAGTGCTAACCAACTCATCAATAACCGGAGACTGTACAGGCACTTGACTAACTTGCTCAACTGTTCTGACATCTTCCCCTTTTGTACTTCTACGGATAACTACACTTTCTTGCGTTCCATTGGTGGGTGTGTATGATTTTACTTTTACACGACCTACACCAGTGTCTAAATATTGTCTGATGGCTTGCTTGTTAATTGGCTCACCAATACGAGAGTAAACCATACCATATAGTTGGCGGAGTTCAGCAACGCCTGTAGCTGTTAGTTTACTCCCTGGTTGTTTATGTCCGAGATACTCAGCTAGTGTGCTTAAATCGTCTACAGAACGTTCTACGAAGTCACCTGGTGCAAATACTCTACCTTCGTTCTTAAGTCGCGTGAAGAGGCTGCTAGGGGTGTTTGGTAGAGGATTAGACAAAGACTCTGGTATGGTGGGGATAACACGGTCTAAGTCACTAGGTGTAATGACATCATAGAACTCTTGTCGTATCTTGCCTCCAGTAATAGTAGAACGTACAGCGTCAATCCTTGTCTGTAGTTCAGCTACTTGGTTACCTAACTTAGTTCCAGGTTGACCAACCAAATCAAAATTAGGTGTCTCTTTTAGTTTGTTCTGCTCAATACGTAAACGGATAAGCTCTTTCTGCGCAGATTCTACTTCAAGGTTCCTGATGTCAGGTACTTCCTTGATTAAACCATCAGAGTCGATACGAATAGTACCATCTGCTTCCGCTTGCTTAAGGACATTCTCAATAGCACCAGGTTCTAGTAACTGTTGCTTGAATGCAGGTGGCAACTCTGGTTGTAACAGTGCTTCTTTCACAACAGCGGTGATAGGTGGTAACTGTGGTGTAGCACCACGTACTGTAGTGTCCACAATTTGACCACCCACATCACCAACAGGTTTCTTAGCTACAGGTACTTCTGGTGCTAACACTGCAACGTCCCTAGCTTTGGGTACGTCGGATACTACGGGTAGGTCTAACTCTGCTAACCTTTCTTGTGCTGCTGACTGAGAAGCACGCTTTGTTTTAGGGCCGTATACAACCTCTTGTAGTAATGGGTTACTGTCTACAATCTCTTTCGTCTTTGCTGTACGTGCTACTTGTAACTTCTCTGCTGTGTCTAGTGGTTTACCGTCAGCACCTAAAGGATATATCTTCTTACCAGTCTTAGGGTCAGTCGGTACGCGATAGCCATCAAAGATTTCACTAGTGGACTTCGGCGGTGTAATTACCTTAGTTGGTTCCGCCACTACCTTGTTGAGTACGTCACCTGTAGTGGGTGTCAGAGTGTTAATAGACTTCTCTACAAGTTCACTACGCTTCATCGTAATGAACTCATACTGAATATCAGGTGTCTTCTGTGTCTTAGGCTTCTTGCCTTTGGCTACACGCTTTGCTTCACGAGTGGCTTGTTGTGTGAGCTTCTTAGGTGATGGGCCTTTGACTTGCTTTGCCCCAATAACTACCAAGCCTTGCTTCTCGTAAGATTGGCGTTTCTCTGGTGATAAAATCTGAGCAAGAGGGACAGTCTTCACATCCTGCTGACCACCCTTTTTAGCTACTTCCACAACAACATCACCAGCGTCAACCATCTGTATTACAGAGGAAGCTGGTACATTATTGATGGCTTGCTTAAGTGCTAACTTCCCACCTTTCTTAATCCCTTGCTTGACAATACCAAGTGGAGAGAGGTCTGTCACTGCGTCATAAATAAACCCACCAGTAGCACGAATCCAGAACTCCTGACCATGCTTGTCTTTACCAACAAAGGAAGTGTCTGGGTTATCATTACTATCTGCTAACCCTGAATAACTTTCACCTTTTAACGCAGCAATTACACCAAAACCTTCATCCCACTGTTGTGGTCTGCCTGCTCTAGCATTATCAATATTACGTTTAATATTGGCAAACGGTGCCCTGATGATAGCATTACCACCCAGAAAGTTGTCTAGTCCGTAGTTGACAGCACCGAGGACACCAGAACCCTGCTCACCAAACTGACCACGAGATAAGTTCACTGGCCCTTTCTGACTAATACCACCAGCCAACAGGTTTACCTCATTAGGTGTCATCTTGGCAAAGTTACGAGCAAAGGCAGCATCATTCTTCTTCTTATCATTAGCTGCCCACTCATCCCCCTTGCCCTGAAAGGTCGCAATTGTTGACTCTGTACCTTTATAGATGAAGTTGCCTTTCAATACCGCTTCTGCTACGTCAAGCGGATTTTGGATTGGTCTGCCAATTGCCGCTTCACCAAACGACTGGACAGTCCGACCAGCTACACGAAGTGCTCCTTGAAAATCATTCCATAAACCACCGATAGTCCAACCTTGTTGTGCTGTACCACCTGAGTTAAAACCACCTTGCTGGGCTACTACATTTTGCTGTGGTTGGATGTCGTAACCTTGCTGGTTTAATCTTGCTTGTTCTTGTTGTACTGCTGCTTCATACGCTGCTTGCTGTGCTGCTGCTTCATTTTCTTTCCAGTATAAGTTATCAGGAACGGTTAAACCTACACCAGGCGATTCCATCAAGTAGTTTAGACCATTGGTAGTAACATCATACACAGGCGCAGGTGTATAGTTAGCTACTTGTGCTGACAACCAGTCAATACGTTGTTGGTGTTGTTCTGTTACTTGCTGTGCAAACTCTTCCTGTGTTGGTAGAGAAGAGTTTAAATCCATCTGTGGTGTTGGGTACGTTACACCAACAGCAGGTGAAGCAAAGTTACCTAATGGTACATGCTCTTTCTTAGGTGCTTCTGGTAATGGTGTGTAGTCATTGAGAGTTCCTCTCACCACTGTTGGTAAGTTACCGTACTGGTCTCTCTGCTGTTCTTCCGGTTGTGGTAAGCCAAAGTCAGGGTACACTACAGGTTGTTGTGTAGTTGTACTCTCCACCTTTACTGCTGTATCTGGTAACTTCACATCCTTAACAACAGTAGGATTATTATCTTCGTTGTAATCAGAAATAATATTAGACATTAGGTACTTCTACTTATTGTGTTCGTGTTGTCGAATGTGGTAAACTGCGTTGGGGAGACGAAAGGAACACGACGGTTCCGGAAAAGACTTTAGTTACCTACACACAACAAGTAGTATGTTTCTAACTTATTATCTTTCCTTTCGAGAAGCATAGCCTACAGAGTTCTTTACTCTACCAGTACTAATAGTAGAGAGTGGTGACCTACCACCAGTAGCAGGTGTTTTACCTCTACTACTAGTATTTGGTACTGTGTGTTTGTGAGTTACGAATCTTCCTTGAGATTGCATGGAAGCACACATAGCGCAACCATTTTTGTAGCTAGTATGTGTTCTAGGTTTATCTGAACCACGTACCAGTGCATGGTGATAGCTTCTACCAACGTGGTGGCCTACTTGGTCTAGGTAGTTCTTAAAACTAGTACCACCATCAGATGATGAAGCACGATTAGCGTCACTTTTTTGTGCTAACCCCAGACCTCCAAAAATGAGTGCTAGTGCATCATCCATACGTTTAATAGGGCCAAACTCACTAATACGGTTTTTCATGTAGAACTCTACCCACCGCATCTGTTGAGCTGCTGTCATATTACGTAGCCTATCAGCAGCAGCAGATTCACTCGTACCCATTGCCTGTGCTACTTCTGCTAGTCCACCACCTGGGTAGAACTGAATAAGTCCAACAGCACCATCACTGTTTATTGCTCTAGGGTTGTGTGTTTTTCCTTCATAAGTAGATTCAAAGGCCATGATGTCCGCCAACCAAACAGCAGGGATACCCAGTCTGTTTGCTGTACCTGCTAATGCTCTAGCAAAGTCCTTGTCGTTTAAGGAAGCGTAACCATAGTTTGCTGATGGGTCATTAACAATTTTCCCGTAGTCTTTAATATGTGCAGAAGCACGAGTACCAACCATAGGTAGCTTGCTGTTGAATTGTTTTGATGTAGCCACGTCTGAGCCTCCTTGCCCTCCTGGTGTATTACTGACTCCTTGCCCTAGAGGTCTACCACTATAAGATGCCATCTTCTCATAAGTACCTTTTGGCAGAAATACGCGACCTTCAAAGATGTAACCACCTGTAGCTAACGGTAGTGAGCCTGCTGGTGCTTTATCCTGTGCTAGTAGAAATGCTGCTTCGTTGTTCTTACGGTACAGTCCAGTTCTTCCTGTATTACTTGGTGGTAATGGAGGCATTCCCATACCTCTAGCAGCCACTTGTCCTGATTCACGTTTAATTGAAGCAAGGTATGTAACAGGGTCAATACCAGTACCAGCCTTACCAGTGAATACGGAAAGGTGTAAGTGTGGGCCAGTAGAACCACCAGTAGAGCCGACAGTGCCAAGTTTTTGTCCTTGTGATAGTGTCTGACCTACTTTTACAGAACGTGTATCGAGGTGAGCGTACCCAGTCACAGTACCATCGGCGTGCTCCACTTCTACATAATTACCATACCCAGACTTCATACTACCGTTTACTTCTGACCTAATAACTTTACCAGAACGTAACGCTGTTACTGGTGTCCCTGTAGGTGCCGCAATATCAACACCATCGTGTAATTTGTACTGTCCTGTTACAGGGTTAGTACGCATACCGTAGTGCGAGGTAATTTGTAATTTACCAACGTCATTAGGAAGGAAAGGTAACGACACCTGAGTATTACCAAGTGACATCTTAACTAGGTCACTTGCTGGTTTCAGTGCAGTTGTTTGGGAAGCTGCACCCCCTTGATTAAAATTTACTGGTTTCTGTGGGTTCTGCGCTGCTGCTTGCTGTGCTGCTTCTAGCTTTGCTACACTACTCGGGTCTCGTGTGTACGTTCCGTCAGCTCCAACAAGCACACCCATGTTAGCTAACCGCTGCATATCTTGACTGGCAGGCCCAACAAGTGTAGTGTACTCTTGATTTAGTCCCGCTAACTCTGCAATCACAGCAGCTTCGTCGGTGAAGTCAACAGACTGACCAGCTTGCTTTAAGGCATTTAACGCTTTAGCATCCATTTGCTTAAGAGAGTTAATCTCTTCTACACGACCTTGTAGCCTGTTAATACGTGTGCTAAGTGCTGCTAGCTTTGGCTGTGCTTTACGTACATTATCAATTAGTGATTCTACGTTAGATAGATGTTGTGTAATCTCAGCATAGGCTAATGGTTGAACTGTCTTGAGTGCTTCTAGTTTGAACTTCTCACTAGGGTTTTCAATATAACCCAACACCATATCAGTTAGGGCGAATTTAGTAAGACCAGTGCCTTCACCTTTCTCAATGATACCGTCTACTTCAAACTGCTTAATCTGCTTTTCTAAGCCTTTCAGTTCGACGTGTTTCTTCATAACGTCTACATCAGTCAATGGGTCAGTAGAACCATTTTGGTTGTGCTGTAGACGTGCAGCATCCATCATCTTCTTCTTGATGTCAGGTGGCAAGCCACTTGCTTCGATTGCCGCTGCCTTATTCTGAAAGTCTGTTAGGTCTTTAAGTTTGTCCGCTGCGCTGGCCCTTGCCTGTGCAGACTCTTCCGTATTGTCAGCAATCAGACGAAGAATGTTCCCCTTAAATTGAGTTGATTGGAGTTCATCAAACCCCATATCTTTTGCAGCCCGGTCAGCATCTTTAACAATGTCCCCAATAACTACATCAGTGAACTCCTTATTGTCTCGTTGGGGGCCGTTACGTAACTCTGCTAACCGTGTGGCTTGACGTTGCTTCAGGTCAAAGGTTGCCTGTGATACCTTAGCTTCCTGAAGTTCTCTACGGTTACGTTGACCCTCATTCCACTGTTCACGGTCAATGTCGTCTAATGCAGAATAGAAGTACGTTGTAAGTTCTTTGTGTGCTTCTGGTGAGATGTCATTGTACTTCAACATGATTTCTTGGAACCGCTGTCGTACAACTTCTGTCCCTTTCTCACGACCGAGCTTATCAAACGTATTACGTACATCAGTCATTGAGTCGCGGACTTCTTGAGAAGCATTCGCTAGGTTGAATTTCTGGCGTTCCTCTTTGGCTTCTTCATTGTACTTAGCCTGTTGCTTGCTTTTGTCTGTTAGATAGTCATCTAGAAGCTTACCAGTAGTTTTTATGGTCTTTAGCAAGTAATCACTGTTACCACTAGCTGATTGTGCTGTCTGCTGGTCTTGTCGTGCTACTTGTGATTGAACCTCAACCTGACCTTTAAGTACTTCTGAAGTTTGCTGCTGCGCTTTTTGTGTATTCTGTAACGCTTGGTCTGTAACGTCAGAGACAGATACAGTTTTTTGTAGTGGCGCCGCTTGTTGCTGCAAACCACTACCAGGGTTATCTACTCCGACGATACGTAAAGGCATTAATAGCTTCTCCCAAATATACTTCTAGCTGTCCTGTTGGCGTAACCATATGAGCTACGAGGACGGTTAAACACTTGCTCTGTTGGTTGGAAGCCTAGCTGTCCAGGTGGCATCGGTGTCCCACCCATAGCAGTACCACCAGTAGAAACAGGTGGACTAGGGTCACTTCCAATACTAGGCATGTAAGAGGATACACCTTCAAGAGATGCAGGAGGGATGTACCCTGGTGCCACACCGGAATTATCGTAGCCAACCTTGGTATCTGATAAGGTGTACCGATTGTTGTTAGTAGGTCGCTTTGCTTGATTATTAGGGTTGGCTGCATAAATACTTAATCCAATGTTTCCAGCGGTAGCAGCCCAATCAAAAACACTAGGCCCACGAGTCGTGTTCTTCTGTGTCTGTAGGGAAGACATCTGCGCGTTAGAAGTTGCCTCATTTGTCACAGCGGCTTGTGCTAGCGCTGTGCGACTTGCTGCCAGCTCATACGCCATGGCTGCTCTGTTACGTTCAGCTTGTGTGGTAATGCCTTCTTTATTGCTGCTACTTTGAATACCAGTCAGTTCGTTTACCCGACCAAGGTCACGCTGCTGGTAGTCTAGTCCTGCTTGCGCTAATCGTGCTTCAATGTCTGTGACATCATACTCATATCCAAGTTGCCGTAGTTCATTCTGCACGTCTTGATTCATTAGAGTGGTGGCGTCAATTTGCCCGTTCTGAATCGCCATCACAAGACGTTCTGCTGCTAAATCATTAGACATACCACTTGAAGTCTTAGAACCAGCCATAGATGATTCTCGTTGGGCTGACTGAGTGATTGCTTGGGAAACATCAGCCTCTTGTTTAGCTGACTGCTGGTTTACCTGGCTAAACACTTGTGAGGCTTGACTTGCTGCTGCTGCTTTACGCTGGAATACACGTTGCTGATTTAGTACCTGCTGACGGTCTTGCTCAATCTGAGCTTGTGTATTCTGTAATTGTGCTTGTTGTGTATCTAAATCATTTTGTAGTAACGCTGTTGCTTGTTGACTTGCTAGTAACTGCTGTTGTCTTTGGTTGTTGAGTTCTACGGTTTGTTCTTGTGAACGTAGCTCCATACGATTAAGAATACGTGTAGTCTCTGCTGCGCGCATCTGCTCATTAATTGCTTCTTTCTGTTTCTTAGCCTGTGAGCCTGAGCTAATCAAACCACCTGCTGCTGAAACACCCGATATGATTGCTGGTGCTACTGTCATGGTTACTCACTCCAATGTCTATTGCGTTTACCCTTCTGCCTAGCATCAATTTGGTAACTTAGTAGTGAGAAGTATGAGTCACTACATTCCCAAACTACAGCTCTAAAACTGTAGCCTACACCCTGTAATGATTGCTTTACAAGAACTTCTGACTCTGTTTGCATTGGCAAGTCAATGTCAAAAGCACTACCCACATCAAAGGTTAAAAAGTCTGAGAAGTTATACAAGTCAGAGCTGGTGCTACTATTCTGTTTGTCTGAGTCGTAAACAAAAGAAATAGAGCAGTCCGCTTTATTTTTAACTAAATCGACAATACTAACAAGTTGTTGACCACTCGTACTATTAACATCAGTTACTTCCCACCTACTAACAACCTCACTATTATCGAAGAGTCCAGCCCAGCTCAGAACACGTTTGTTGCCAAATAACGTCCCCCAAGTTAGTGGAGGTGTTGAGAACACAGACTGGTAGGTGGTACCGTATTTAATTACGGTGCCAATAGCAGGACTGAACTGTCCGTTTACTAATGGCGGTTCTATGTTATCTGCGTAGACTACAAAGTGCTTGCCATCCGACCTACTTAAATTTTTGTACCGAATAGTCAGAGTCTCACCTGGTTCACCATACTGTAAAAATATTTTAGAACCCACTTTCACAAAGTCTGTGAATGGTTGTAGTGTAACCTGTCCAACAGTACACGTAATATCGTAAACATCATCAATAGGTAACGTGTCAAATCCTACGCTGTAGTAGCGGACATCATCAGTGATAGTGTGTGTTGTTGTTGGTACTGGTGTGATGTTTAAGGTAATTTGACCGCCTACGTAGTTAAGTACACGTATAAAGTCAAGATACAACTTGTCAGTATGTACTAAAAAGGCCAGATTTGATGGCACACCGCTAACTACAGTCCTTGCACAGGAGTAGAGAAATTTACGTTTATCCTCTTTGCTCTTAATAGTGTACCCACCGTAAGTGTTAAATCCTCCAGTAGTAGTGTACTCAGACCATGAATCCCTAAACACACCATACCGGAATAACCTTGTCGCCACTAATGTACTCTTATTAGAAGCAACACCAATAAGTACAGCATCTTCTACAGGGTTGTAATCAATCCATCCTACAGTACGTAGGCTGTCTGGCTGCTCCTTGAAAATGCTATGTATTGCTGTACTGACTTCTTTGAGAACGTACTCTGTCGCCTCTTGCGCGTTGGTACCGTTCTCAAGTGAGAACACACCACGCTCGCATAGTAGAAGAACGGAAGTCTCAGTCTTTGTGATGCTACGATGATTAAGTGGCCCAGTTGCACCGATAGTTGAAACAAAGAAATTACCTTGCTCAAGTGGTGCCCTGCCTGTAGCAGAGACACGATATGTGGCTTTTGATGTACCAACAAACAAAGAACCTTGGTACTCGACAAGGTTCGTCACGTAATCATCTGCTGCTGTACTCGATATAGTGAAGTCTAGTGGGTCAGTAGCTTTGTCTGTAAACAAGTCTTGCTGAAAGAATCGGAAGTACTCACCCGGAGTATTAGAATCACTAACAGACGATAGACAAACAAATAGTGGATTATGTGGGAAGCCGGAGAATACAAGTCGTTGCTGTAGTAACTCAACTACTCTCGGGAAGCTGAAAGCTGAGTAATCACTGAACTGACCAAGACCATAGCAAGGTACCCAAGCTCCATCGACGTAGATAGAGTTAGAATCAACACAAGCAGTTCCAGCATAAATAGGTTGTTTATTTGTAATACGAATGACAGAATCAACAGATACACCAGCAGGCCCACCACCGAAGGAAACATAGTCTACAAGTGTAGGGGTAGCTGAATTTACAGGACTAAAGGTAGAACTGCTTTCAAACAGCAAGTAGTCGCCGTTATCATGTACATTACTACCAAAATTCCTTTGCTGCTTTAGTACACCATCAACTGTTACATGTAATGATGAAGAAAGTATTCTATTTAAGCCGCCACGGAAACGTAATTTGCGCCTACGAAGTAAGTATACTGTTTCTACCTGTGTCGCTTTAGAAGAGTCAACAGCACCAAAGGTAATGAATGATTTACTAAACGTAGCAGGTGCATTTACATCCAGTCTCTGAGAACCATCACTGAACGTATATTGGTAAGCAGTCGTAGGTTTCAAGTTACTGATAGGTGTGCAGTACACTTGTTGTGAACCATTCCAATATAAGGCATCAATCGGGTACAGTAAGGGGAAGTTCGGAAGAAGTGGTTCCAAGTCATCTCGGATATTCTCGGGTATTGCTACATGAACATCGGTAACCTTAGCGTGGGAGCGATTTACAGTATCGTAGAACCTGTCACCATAGTAGTAAAAAGACTCAGCCCACCATTGCCAAGTGACAAACACTAAATCAATTACGTACGTTCCAACAGGGATAGGTGCCCCAGCAATACTAAACGTTGTGAGTCCGTTACTACTGGTCTTTGTGTTGACCGTACGGGGTACACCATTTACGTATAGTAACGTGTTTGTCGCTAGGTGCCCACTAATCTTAGCATCATCACTTATTGTTATTAGTGTAGATGGGGAGTTGAACGTAACAGAAGTACGAAACTCCTCAAATCGACATTGGATTGGTGCGTTATTTCCTGTACATAGAAGTACTGTAGATGAGCCTGGCTCTGGAAGAGTCACATAAGACGGTTCTACTTCACTTGCAGCCTGTGACCACACGTTCACTTTGGACAGAACTGTAGTCATCCTATCGTTGGAATACTCCAACACGACAAGGCTAGTACCGTCTTTAGTTAAGATGTAGTTGTATCCGTAGCTAGTTGAGACAGGAATAAGGACAGAACCCTTTGAGTTTACTGGCTCGTAGACTACTTGTGTTCCCGGTCTACGTTCAACTCCTCCACGCTCACCGACAATGACGTTTGTGAATATAGGACTATCCTCGTAAGGAATAGTCATTGGGTTACTGGTCGTGTTCAATCCATTGAAGTTAGTAACAACAATAGAAGAACCCTCACGATTAGGGTCTACCTGGGTACGCTCTTCTCTTTTCATTGTTACACCCGCCCGTTACGATAAACGTTTGACGCTCCGTTTGGGCCTTGTCGAGTACGGCTTCTTAATTGTGTAAGCATCAATTCATACTCTGCTGTGTGTTGACTTGCAATTCCAGCATCTTCCAGGTGCACTAGCGCAAACATTGCCTGTGCCCGTTTAAGTATGGCATTTAAGTAAAAAGAATCAATATCAATATCTAAAGTATCTTCAGTAGGCAGACTAGGGCGGAAGGATACACGGAACTCCAATGCTTCGTCGTATTGGTCTACTTCGACTTCATTGTGCCCAACAATTATGAAAGTTCTGTCACTACAGTAGGTAACCCAGTCATCACGAAAACTCCATCGTTGTACCAAACCACTGCCCCAACGTTTACGAGCAGCGATAATCTTGATAGTATTGTCTGGTAGTTTAGCAATATTACCAGACCAAGACACAGGGAAGGCCCACGCGGTTAACGCAGGCCAATGTCCTAAGAGTGAGAACTCTTGAATAGCATCAACCAAACAAATACGTGCTTTGAGTGCAGGTGGTGAGCTAATGTCACGCACCTGCCTCTCACCATTAAGCAGTAAAATTTGATTGATGGCCTCAAGAGTTCTCATGTTACGCTGCTTCGTTAGACTCAATAACAATCGCGCAGTCAGAGCGGAAGGTCTTAGCACCGTAGTACTGAGTACAGACTACAGCGTCACCTTGGTATAGAACCTCACGAGAGGATTCAATCTTCGGTTCCTGTTGCATCCAGAATGCCAACCAATCCTTGTGGCACATAATTGCCGAGTACTGGTTGATTGCAAGTGTGTCACCTGGAGTACCAGCAGTGGGGGCTGTCATTGTAGCTTCTTGACCACCATGCGTTGGGTCAACAAACTTCGTTTGGTCAGGGTAGTAGTCACTATATACAGCGGCTGTACCATTCCAGAAAGCGACACCAGGAGTAGGGCCAGTAGCACCAGAGTCACCAATGCGGAAGTTAGCATTAGCATTCTTCAAGATGTGATTGTTTTCAATCACGGGAATACCAAATAACTCACCTACACGCCCAGTAGTCGTCGGTTTACCATCAACATAGAAACCATTGATGAATCCGTCCACATTCAAAAGAGAAGTGTACTGTGCAGGGGACACATGTAGCACAATATCTTCTAATGGCACGTTGGCTTGTAGAAGACGTAGACGGGCGGCCAAGATAGCAGCCCGATTCAGTACATCATCAGCGGTGTTTGCCGCGTTACGAGACTGGATTACCTGTCCCGCTTTTTTGATACCAAGTCGGTGGGAAAGAATCCAATGGTCGATGTCCCGTGCAAGCGCTAAGCCTGCTTCTTCCGTGTAGATAGAACGTGCATCGTAATCCTCTTGGATTGCTGCAATGTCCTCAATCATGAACGAGCTTTCCATGTAGCGGTCTACACGCATGGTGAACTCTGTAGGCCCGTTCGTTTGTAGTGTCACAGGTTGTTCGGGACGCTTGTAGTTGACACTTAAGCGACCAACACGAGGAACGTGTAGAACATCACCCTTTTTCATCGAGTCAGGAATACGTTTCACATATTCCAGCATCATCATTTTCGCGTTACGAGCGCGAATAACTTCGTCCATCCATAGTTCTGGAATGAAGAAGTTCAAGCTACTCTGGGTAAACCCAGCCCCTTGTAATGGGGATTGTGTGGGGCTAAATGGCATTGTCTTTTATTACACCAAAATCATTGTCTGTGTTGTTGTGTTGTCTAGCTTAAGCAGACTGTGCTTGCGCATAGAACGCTGTGATAGCAGCAGAATTATCTTTATACTCCGCTGGTGTCATTGCTTTAATGGCTTCTCGTGTCAACCCTTGTTTAGTAGGTGCCGTTGCTACCTGGGACGCTGCATTTGTTGCAATACTTGGCACATCACCAGATGGTGATTCTACTTGACCTAAGGTAGGTTTGACCTTTGTGTCAAACAAGTACATTAAACCGTCAGGGTTGTCGTAGAAGGCTTGCTGGTCTTCTGATAGAGACGCGTAGTACTCTTTTGTCTTTGAGAAGTTCTCATCAAATGATTCCCCCCACGCCTCACGTACAGGCTTCAGAGCATGTTCTGTCTGCTGTTGTCCCACAAATTCAATAGCGCGGTGTAGCGTAGGAACATCCACACCAAGAACGTCAGACAGGACAGCCTCAAAATATTCACGGTCTTCTTTAGAAATATCCATATTTCTCGTTATAATCCTCTGGTTGACAAGTAGCCTAGCTTACACAGGTATATCTGCTCCGGTTAGCTGTCCTAACATCTCCGCACCACCGTCTACGGCTAGCTGCATGCGTGCATAATCCAATGCTGGCTTCCCACCTTCTGACTCTAAACGTTGATTTAATTCCGTTACTTCTTGTTCTGTGGGCACCATTGGTTGTGGCACACCTGGTGTTGGTGTAATTGGTGGTTGTGGTGTTTCTCCTTGCGTTGGTTGTTGTGGCTTTTTGATAAATTTATCGACATCATCAATACCAAATTTGTTAGCGAGGTGCTTGGTCATCTCCTCCCAGTTAATGAGTCCACCCATCTCTGGGTTATTTTGGACAGTCTGCACAAAGTTAAGATGCTTTTGTAACTCAAACTCTTTGTCGGCAATATGTCCTGCACCAACAGCACGAATATCAAAATCATGCTGCAACTCATCAACACCAATTTCTGCGTAGATGTACTCACCGCCCGTGAACCCTGGGATACGAATGACCTTGTCTTCCAGAACAAACTGTTGCATTTGTCGGTATGTCTTAACCAACATTGGCTCTAACGCTGTTTGCTCTAGATTTGCGTGAACACGACCTAGACGGTTACCACCTGCATCTCTTACAGCTTGGACTTCTTGGGCAGTTACACGGTCACCATTACGGCCTTGGCCTGTTGAAATAAATGCACCAGTACCAGCAGATTTGTCAATCGCCTGGTCAAGTAGCTGTGCTTCTGTGTAGGAGACAGTAAACTGCTGGTTATGGATAATTGGTCGTAGAGAACCATGGTCAGCAACCTTAATAATTTTGCCAGGTGCTGTGTAGATGTCTGATTCCTCTACAGTACCATCGTCTACAAACGTCCACATGCAATCAACAGCTAGTTCCAAATTATCAAGTCGTTGATTTGTAATTACACCAAGCTGGTGTAGCATAGAGAGATTAGGTTCCAAAGCACCCATACCATACACACTGTGGTTGTTTGGTGTATATGTAGCAATAACAAAAGGTCGCCCACACCAGTAAGGGTTGTTCTCGTAGCGGATGACTTCATCACCACAAAGAGTCACTACAACATCTTTATGACAGCAATCAGAACACGTAACATCACCCCAAAATTCTAGTAGTGTGACAATTTCATTTGAGAACGTTTCATCAATTCCCTGAAATCTCTTTACTGTGTCTTTGCGTGTTGATGACTGGTCTTTCTTCTTTGCTGTAGTACCATCCGTGGACATCTTCAGAATGTCTTCTTCCGAGATTCCAGTGTAGTACCCCTCTTGTACTCTCTGCCATAGTGCAGACTTTGTAAGGTGTACACGTCGAATGAAGTTGGAACGTTGTAAGTCTAAATTGTCAGGGTCAACAAAACAATCAAATGACGATAGTACCTCAAATTGTGGTGCGTCATAGAGTACACGTTGTTGTGTTTCAGTGCGTGTTACATACTTCTTACCAGATTCGACACCGTACTCATCATGTGTTGGAACTTCAACTTTGCGGTTAATCCGGTACGGTACTGCCTCACGTCGCCAAGGTAACGCCATTACGGAAAACCCTGTGATTACTGACTGCCGAGTAAACATATCCATTGCAGAACGAAACCCAGCTTTATGGAGAGTCTCCTTCACGTATTTTTTAACTGCTGGTACTACAACTACTCCATCACCTGGCTGTGTCGGGGTAAATTCAAACCAGTCACGGTTAGGAAAGAACGCAGACTGTAAGTAGGCGTTGATAGTTTCAACTGTCTCGTACGCCTTCCCTGGGTTTACCCGATGTCGCCATTCTGTTTCAACATTTCCAAGAGTCTTCTTAGCAAGCTGTGAGGCGTATCGTAAGGCTTCTGGTGTTCCGTTGTACACTGCCCAGCATTCAGCCCATAATTCTTCTTTACGCTGCCGCGCTTGTTGGTACTTGTTATAGTATCCTTTGACCACACTACCAATAGCAGCTAGCTGTTCTGGTGTCGGTGTTCCGTACTGATGTAGCATTACCGTACGCCTCCGTAGATAGAGTTAAAATGTTTATGTTGTCGTGTTGTCCTACGCCTAGCCGTTGTGCTTGTCGCTGTCCGACTAGGTATCGCCACATGACACAGCATAGCGAAAGCGTCTAGGCAGTCATCGTGGGCATTCTGACTAGGGAAAAACGTAATCTCATCCATCAGAACAGAGAGTCGTGACATCCAAGTTACAAGGTAGACTAGATTATTCCTGAATCGTGGTTCTAGGAAAGTAGTTATCCGACCTTTTTTCTCTCCTTCTGGCTTGTACGGGAACATCGCGATAGGCTTTCTGCGTCCAAATTGACTACGAATTGTGTGCATTAGAGCCTGTCCTAACTTTTCATTGTCAATATGTACCGCGCTAATATTCCACTTTTCACATAGTTCGTAGATTAAATCTATGGTTTCATCTGGTGTAAATTTACCAACCTTGATGTCAAACACGTACAATTCTTGTTTAGGCCCCACACCACCAACAGCAAGGACAGTATTGTCAGCACCCTTACGCTGGGAAATGGCAGGGTCTACTACAAGATACGGTTTAATGAGCAAGCGGTCTACAACACCACTAATGGATACTTCCACCATTGACTTCTCTTTGTTGGCGTAAATACTATGTGCAGAGACGTACTGTATAAGTTGTGGGTCTAGTACAACTTCATCGTCGGACATAATTGTGTTCAAGTACTGAGATGAGAAGCGACGTAAACCGTTGGGTAGCCGAAGCATACGACGCTTAATAGACGCAATGATTTCAGCGTTAAATCGTTCAGGCCACAAGTACCCATCTGTGTCATCTGCACCATTTACGTATACGTTACGTTTAAACACTAAGTATTCATCAGCACCTGCTCCTAATAGTGCTTCTTCTTCTCTTTCTTCTTCTGTCAAATCCTCTAAGGAGCAAACTCCGTAGTAGTCTTTGTAGAAGTACCTTGTGCCAAGGACAACAGATTCACCACCTAAGCCTGTCTGTGGGTTTAGTGGGTCGATAACAGATTCCATATCTGCCACCCAATCGATGATGCGCTGTGATTTGTCTGGTGTGTCGGCATTATCGAAAGTAACCAAATCATCAAATATAGCCAAGTCATAGTGGAAGCCTGTATTAGCAGCACCAACAGAACCAGCGTGCAGAGTAGGTTCTTTCAGAATTACATCACGGAGAACTTGTAGTGAATCCCCTTTCCACACAATCTTTTTATCCTGTGCTTCTGTGTACCCTTCATCAAAGTTGAAAGGGTCATCATCAGCGTCACGTCTACTCTTTGGTTTACGTCCTCCCTGCGCTTCTAGAATAGGCACCAGACGACCTTGTTTATGTGGTCTAGCATTCCACACATACTGCTGTAATTCTGGGTCTTCTAGGTACTGTTTAACTTCTCTAACGAATGATGCAGCAAGAGGCTTGGTGGCAGTACCTACAAATATACGAATATTAGGGTTTTGGTGAATACGCCAAAGCACATACCCAACTGAACAAAGTGTACTTTTTAGATGGCCTCTAGGCATTAACACCAAACGTCTAGGTGCTGTTTTATTGTCTTGTAGAAATCCTGCTAGTTCTTTATGTATGTCACCAAATGCTGTAGTACCACCACGGTAACGAATTAGGTCAATAAACGCCCAGTAGCTACTTAGAGCCTCGACCTTTTTCTGGTTTGTGTAGTGCTTCCTCGGGTCGAACTTTTGAGATGTGGGTGTACTTAGAACTGCTTCCATTAGGTGTTAGTGTAGGGGGTATCTCTAGTGCTAAGTAGCCAGAAATTAAAATAGTCGCGACATTAAAAAATCGTTCTCGTAACGTCTTATCAGTCCATGAGAGTACCCCACAAATAATGAGAGGTACTACAATCATCGTAATAACCTTAACGTTTTGTCTTTTCACGGGGCGTCTCCTCACGGTCTTTAGGTGAGCCACCACGCTGTAAAGCAATATAAGCGCCAAGGTTAGCGGCTGCTAGTTCAAAAAATTTAGGACGTAAACCACTGTCACTAAGAGCAATTACCATGCAACCAACTACCGAAGCCAACGCAATTGCTGACATCGTAGTGGTACGCGAGATAATATCTAGTAGTATCTTAAAAATCACAGTTGTCCCCGTTTACCAAAAATCTGACCAGTACTACCAGAACCTACAGAGAACACACGAGATGCGGTGTTTTTAGCAGCTCTGCGGTTTGAGAGTACAGCAGACGCACGATTAGCATACCGAGATGTGCGTCCTTGCTGCTGTGTCATGTCAGCTTGTGTACGTACCTTGTCTGCTTCGATTAACTGTTGCTGCTGCTTCTGTGTCTCTAGTAGTTGCTGTTGTTCTGCTTGCTGTTGGTTACGTGTTGCTGTCAAATCTTCTACTTGCTTACCGTATACAGTAAGCATGGCTTGCATAGCAGATGTCTGCTGTTGGTTCTGTTGTTGAAGCAGTGTACGTTCTTGTTCGTACGCTTGTGCTTGCTGCATTCGTTGTTGTTCAATAGCAGCAAGTTGCTCAGGTGACACAGTAGGTGTAGTGTTACTAACTGCCTTTTTTTTCATGGTTCTTCTTTAGCGCTTTTGGCTTTAGTCTTGTCTTACGTCTGTCAGTGAAGGAACTGGCACTGACACCGCTCTTACTGTACTTCTTCTGTGATTTCTTCATTCTTCACACCAGGCCGTGTTTGACCTTTTGCTACGTGGACTACAGTAGGTTCCGCTGGTTCTTGCTTTCGGTTTGTGCGTGCGGCTGTACCAAGAACACTTGCCATACGATTTTGGTCACGATGGTTCATCATACGTACTTGTTCTTGGATGGCAGAGTTATCTGCTACTAAAGCATCAGCACGTTTAGCGCGACCTTCGACAAAGCGGTTCTCGATTGGTGCTGATTGGGCAAGGATAGCAGCATAGGTGTCTTGTGCAGAGAGTTCTAACACTTCCTCAGTTAATACTTCCGCAGAACCTTCTAGAGTTGGCTCTTCTGCTATAGCAACTACTGCTGGCACAGACTCTTCTGTAATAACAGGGTTGATTTTTTTCTTAGGCATGGTTTGTTGTTAATTACAATACTGGGGAAATTACGTGAGTCCAGATACCACCGTCATTACACAGTTTATTGAAGGTGTCGAAAGTCATCCACACTTCTTTCCCTTCTTGGTCTTGTTCATTCACTGTGTCGTGCTTCTCGTAACCGTACCCGTGCCACTCACCATACGGGTCATTGATACAAACCATCTGTGTATCTAAGTCAAACCCACGAACAACGACGATATGACCACTTTTGGTGAAGTACCCATGTACAACGCACGGCCGTGCCTGTCGAATACATGAAATAATCCAGTCTAGGGAAGCATCGGGAACAAACTCATCAACACTACGAGTAAAGAGTGTATTGTAACCTTTCTCTAAGTTGTAAGGCTCATAGTGAGACAACCCATTATTGATTAGGTGGTCACTAATCTGGTCTTCCAATTGGGTGAAAGGTACGTCAGGTGTGGCACCATAGTAGGAAGCACACATAGCCAGAGAAGTAACATTACACATCTGGTCACCGTAAACCACTTCATTACCAACATTGTTACGTTGATTCAGGTGTGGTACAGGCAGGACTACTTTAGTGGCAGAACTATTGGACTTAGGAGGTGTCTTGTACATACACTGGCTACATGTGGGGTAGAGGTAGTTCACAAAGTAGCCTAGCTTGCAAGATAAAACCCACCGGGTGCACTTACAGGTAGAGGCGTGGTGGGTTTGTTGTACTACGACAAAACAAGTAATACAAGTTCTTGTTGTTGCGTTGTTAAGACGCACAGTCTAGGATTTGCACCTAGAACTTCCATGTGTGGAGCATGGTTATTTTACTACTAAACTACCCGTGCATGTTTTGCTTTTAGTGGTTCTGAGGTTCGTAACCTCGTTGTTACCTTAACGGTAACGCCTCGGTTCTCACCTCGTGTAGCTAAACTTCGACAACGTTTATGTGTTGTAGAAAACAAAGGTTCGTTTCTTCGTTCTGCGTTTACTTGAACTCATCAACTCCGTTGTCTTAGTCTGCTACTAAGGATAGCTTCTAAAAATCACACCAAGTAAGAATAATGGTAATATTCACCATAACTACTATAAATGTCTACAATCACTCGCTGGTACTACTTACACGTAATTACACCAAAATGCTCGTGATGTAAAGATAGATTGTACTCTATACAACAAGTAGAAAAATAGTACAAAATCAATGGTTACTTTAATTATCTACAATCACTCGCCAGTTACAAGAACTGTGTAATAAACCACATGGCTCGTGATGTAAAGGTGCATTACAGAGAGTACTACTAGAACCGTAGAAACTATCGTGTGTTTTTTAGGGTTGTTATATACATATACATACATCCTCTACCCCCGTATACCCTCACTAACTTCCGGCTGCTTATATATGTGATGCCATATGGTGGAGCCTTTGATGTAACTATAGAGGTGCACCTCTGAGGTTGTTGACTACACGACAGCACATATGTTATAGTGACTACATCAGGTGGAGCTGGAGAACACACAGAAGAAAGTACCACTCACCGATTGACAACAAGACAACACGACTGGTATACTGATTACATCAGGTCAAGAAGACCGCAACACATAAGGAGAATCCCAATGAACCGTACTGAATTGAAAGATATTGTATTACAGGTGCTTACACCAGAAGAGGTAGCAGCCTTTGGTGATAAACGATTAACAGCCACATGGCAGAAGGCTTACGACAGTCTCACTCCTGAGCAGCTACTGGTAACCCTTTCAGGTGTGACTACTGAATCTACTGAGGTTACTGCGACCATTGATGGTGACTTTGGCATTTCAGAGATGCAAAATGGTGTAACTGTTACACAAGAAGAGCACACTAAAGAATCTGCACCTAATAATCTTCGCCTTCTATCATCTGCATTACTGTTTGTACTCCACTGGGTACTAGTTGGGTACTTCCTCACAGAACCAC